CCAAGAAAAAAGATATATAACTATCAATTTTTTAAAAATTGCTAGTATTTTAGTAGGGAGCAAAAACCGCTCAATGAACAAGAAAATAACAACATCAATAGAAGCGAAAACCGCTCTACAGTGGACGCAAAAACCGCTGACTGTACAACTGAAAAACCGCTGACTATTAATAATATAATAGATATTAATAAAACAGATATATTAAAACAGAATTATATATGCGCAAATTTGCAAAAAAACGAAAATGAAAAAACACAAAAAAATAAAACTGAATTATTAAAAAATGAAAATGAAAAAAATAATAAATTTATACCACCTTTAAAAACTGATGTATTTAAATATTTAGCTGATTATTGTCAAAAACAGAATATAAACATCTCTAACAATAATTTAAATAACATCATTGATAAGTATTTTACTTATTATGAGAATACAGAATGGAGAGATAACAGAAACAAAAAAATTAAAAGTTGGAAGTTAAAAGCTTTAATGTTTTTAAAAAATAATCACTCATACACAAATTATAAAAATTTAGATTTTGCGCAAAAGACACAACAAACAATAAATAATATAAATAACTTTGTTAGTTGTATGCAAAATGATTTTTAATTAAGGTTTAAAAAATGAATAAAAACAATACTCAAGATTTACAAGAATTTGCAATTACCATGCAAAACGTTTTTAAAATGTTCAAATTTGACTTAGACGTTACTCAAGATATAAATTTTTTAGAAGTTTGGTTTAACCTCTTACAAGATTATTCTATTCAAGAAGTTAAACAAGCGTTTTATAAGTATCTTACTTTTGGAAAATTTGCCCCTAAACCTAGTGATATATTAGAACTCTTAAACATTGCCAATAATAAAAATAATACTTTAATAGCCGAGAATGAATGGCAAGGCGTTATGTCTGCTATTTCAAAAGTTGGAACATATCAGAATATAAAATTCAATAATCCGATTACGAATGAAGTAGTAAATATTATGGGCTGGCAATATTTAGGTAACATGTTAGAAACTTCGGAACAATTTGAACGTAAAAGATTTATAGAACTTTATCAACAATTAGCAACACAGAATATACAAACTTCTGACACAATAAACATAGGATTTTATAACTCAAATAACTATGTTTTATTTGATGGTAAAAAAAATACTCACTTATTAACAAATAAATGAGCATTAAAAAGCAACAATGGAAAAATAATATTCACATTATACTATAAAAGCGTGAGAACGTGTTTATTTTTAATTTAGAGCGCATTTTTAATTAAACTTGATAAATTACTAACCTAAAAATTGATATAGCTTTATTTTGCGTTTTAAAGCGCGCTAGGGTAGTTTTACATATTTGTAAATTTTTAACTTGCTTTTAAAATATAGATATATTTTTTTACATTAGTTTTAAAAGTAAGGTTTTTTATTAAAATGCTTATTTTATAAAGGTTTGTTGTTATTTAAAATAACCATAAACTAAAAAAAAGTTTAACCGACTACCCCATTTTTTTTACTTTTTAGTATAAAAACAGTTAAACTTTTTATTTAATAAAATAAGCATAAAAAGATATTTAATTTTTAAAATACTTATAAAATAAAGCTTTTTAAATGTTTGATACAACATAAAAAAGCATTTTTAAAAATTTTTACTCATGTAAAAAAAGTTTTCAAATTTAAGGTAAAATAAAAATATTAAAATATAGTTGATTATTTTATTAAAAATATTATAATATGTAATATAGTTATGTTTTTGAGTCGAGTTTTCATACGAAAATAAAAAAAACTTGACGCCATTATTTTATTTTTATTTAAGGTTAAAAATTATGACTATCAGAAAAAATTTAAACGTTACAAACAATATTCAAATTACTCTTTTTCCCGATAATGAGAAAGAAGATCAGATCGTTTTTAATATTATAAATAATAATGGTGTATTTGATTTTTATCAGACAATCGCCAATTTTTGCAAAGAACAATCAAAAACTGAACTTTCTGTTGCTGAATTTCACAAAATATTTTGCATGATTAACAAAGTAACTCCGGCAAATATTTATCAGTGGAAGAGACTAAAAGCGAACATGTCGTTTCAAGCTTTATGCAACTTCATCAAAAAATTTTATTACTATTTCAAATATAGTGAATTATAATATTTAAAATTTTTCCTTAAGATTTATTTATGTTGAGTTTTTTAGCTTTATAATTAATTTTATAAAGCTTTTTTTTAGGTTTAAAAATATGTCTGATAGCATAACTCTTACCTTAAATTATCCCCCATCGATAAATCATTATTACATGAGATTTAAAAATCGTGTTGTTATCTCTGCACGTGGCCAAGAATATAGAACTAATCAAATTTTAAGTATTAAAATGCAACTATATAAACAAAGTCTAAAATGTATTGATAGTCCTTTAAAATGTACGATAGATTTGTATTTGCCAGATAGACGTAAAAGAGATATAGATAATATTTTAAAATGTTTACTTGATACTCTAACTCATAGCGGTGTTTATATTGATGATAGTCTTATCTATGATTTACACGTAATTAAACATAAGTTTGATAAATCTATGTCTAACTTTGTAATTGTTAAGCTTGAAAAATTAGAAAATGTTTAATATAATAATAATACACATATCAGAAAGTTGTTGTACACGTAAAAGGTTAAGAACCGATCATTCTTAACCTTTTTATTTTTTTTACTTTGCAAAAATCATTTTTAAAGAACTTTTTATTTTTTTATATTGTTCTGTTTCTTTTGGTTCTAGTTTAGGTGTGAGTAAGATTTTTTTTAAATCTCCATTAAAAGCGTGTTTATTTAATCTTGCTTTTAATACTGAATAACTTAAATTATAAGTTTGTGCTAATTGTTTTATACTTTTGTATTTGTTGCCTAAATGATCGGTTATTTCCCCCGTTTTTTTGGTGAGACAATCTTTCAAAGTGTATTTTGATCGGTGTTTTCTGTTTAAGAAAGTATAATAATTTACATTCCAATATTTGCACATTTCTTTAATATTTATAAACTTGTTACCTAGGTGATCTTTTACAAGCTTCCGTCTGTGTTTGTCTGCCGGTGTTGTTAAAACGTCCTTTAAACTCCAATTTTCTAATCCCATGCGATGTATATATAAATTTATTGATATCCCATAGTGTTCACACATTTGCGATATACTTTCATACTCTTGCCCTAAATGATCAGTACATTTTTTTTTATTTTTATTTGTTAATACTGCCCCTTTGGAACATGTTAAAGCTTCTCGTATTGAATAGCCTAATCTATAATATCTGTTTTTAAATAAATGATAATTAATACCCCAGTATTGACACATTTCTACCGCATTTTTAAAAGTGTGCCCTATATGATCTGTTATTTTATTACTTGCTTTTCTTTTTTCCATTTTTCTTTAGTTAAGCTTATTTTTAAATTTAATCTTCTGTTATAGTAGTTGTTCCTAAATGAATTTAAACTTATTCCATGATATTTACACATCTCTTCCTGATTTTTAAAAACGTTACCTAAATAATCCATTATCTGAGTCGTTTTCTTTTTTATTTCTTTTGTTAAACTTGTTTTTAAATTATTACTTTTTCTATATCTTGATTTAAATGTTGCATATGTTACGCCATGAAAATCACACATATCTTTTAATGAGTTAAACTTATTACCTAAATGATCAGTGCATTTTATGTTATGATGAACGTGTTTTTGTTTTTTTACTTCTGTTGTTAGTGCTGTTTTAATGTCTCCATGTTTATTAAATCTACCTAAAAAAGTCTCATATTTTATACCCCAATGCCTGCACATTTCTTTTAATGATTTAAATTCTTGCCCTAGGTGGTCTCTCGCTTTAATCATTTTTTTATTTTCTCTTTTTTTTATCTATCTAAAAAAGTACCATAATTTAATTTATAAAAAATACACAGTTCTTTATATGAATTAAATTTATTACTTAAATGATCCTTAATTTCTGCCATATTTTAAAACCTTTTAAATAAATCTTTTTTTGTTTGTCGGGGTTGTTAAACTTTTTTCTAAACTCCATTTTTTTACATAAAATCTATATTTAAAAATTTCATCACTTATACCGTAGTGTTGACACATAAAGTGTAAACTTTTAAAACTATTACCTAGGTGATCGGTGCGTCTTTTGTAATAGTCGTGGGGTCTGCGTTCTAATATATCTTTTAATGTTGTATTGTTCTTCTGATTTCTTAAACGTTGCCTATATAATGTTGGTGTTATCCCCCAATATTTGCACATTTCTAAAACTGAAAAAAATTTGTTACCTTTATGGTCATAGCAAATTTTATGATTTCCGATTTCTTGCTTTTCTCGTGTTAGTGCCCTTTTAATATCACCATGAGCACAGAAACGACTGTAAAAAGTTAAATAATTGATGTTCCAATATCTGCACATCGCTTTAATACTTTTAAACTCGTTGCCGAGGTGGTCTTTAGCTTTTATCATGCGTTTTTTATTTCCTTTTAGGTCTTTTAGGTGTTTTAATAGCTTTTTCAATATCCCAATTCATTTTCATGCGATTTAAAAAATTTTGATAATCTATTTTGTGATATCTGCATAAATCTCTATATGATGAAAATTTATTTCCCAGGTGGTCTTTGCAATTGTTGCCATAGGATATGCCCCTAAAAACCCCTTTCGGCTCTGTTAAAGCTTCTCTAATCGAAAAGTCATTATATAGACGGTGATATATAAAGTAGTAACTAACATTATGATACTTGCATAATTCAGCAAGATTTTTAAATTCGTTGCCTAGGTGATCTTTTATTTTACGTCTATTGTTAAATGTCAAAGTTTTCTTTAAACTCCATTTATACCTATTTAACCGCATGTAAAAAGTGCTTTGTGATATCCCATAGTGTTTACACATTTCTTTATGTGTATTAAATAAATTGCCTAGATGATCTTTACATTCTGCCATAATTTAAACCCTTTAAAAAAAGCGTTTTACAGTCTAATATAAAACGCTTGCAAAAAAAATTAATGAATTTACAAAAATATATTATATAACAAAATTTTTATAAAAAAACATTTTTGATTTACTGAAAATAAAAAAAACTTGCTTAAAAATTTAAACAAGTTTTAAATAAAATAGGTTTAATTTTTAAAAAAAATATTCTATTAAAAGGATATTTTAAATATTCTACCACAAAAAATAAAAACGTGATAATTTTTAAATTACCACGTTTTAATACAATTGATTTTTTTTGCTTTCCGTTACTTATAATTTTATTATAAATAACGTTTTTAAGCAATATTTTTTAACTGTCTAGTTCCATAAATAAGCCTAGGATGCTCGGTGTTATTAACATGTATTTTTTACCATTGCTTAGCTCAAAAATTGATCCACTTGTTGGTGTTTCTATGCTAGGGAATAAGCCAACATATAAACTTGTTCTATAGTTGGTTAAAGGCTGATACTGACGTCTTAAAAAGATTTGATCCGCTCCAGTAAGTAAAGGCATATTAAAACCTGACAAAGCCATGTTTAGAGACGAATACGAAGACGAAGACGAAGACGAATACGAAGACGAAGACGAAGACGAAGACGAAGACGAAGACGAAGACGAAGACGAAGACGAAGACGAATCCGAAGACGAATAAGTAGTTGCTAATAACCCATAATTTTCTTGACCTATACCGCTTTGATTACAAAAAGCGATCGCCCAATTTATAGTCGAAAAAATCCCATAAGAATATGAACCCGTTGTATTACTTAGCCCCCCATCTTGCGTAGTCGAATGTGGGCCGCTCGCACAAATTATATAAGGTTTATATAAACTTAAATTTTGCGTTGTCGGTGTGGTTATATACTCTCTAAGTTGTGCGTTAGTTTGTTGCCCAAACTCTGCGCCAGTTTGTTGCACTCGTTCAGATAAAGGTATTAAACAACCGTTAAAAGCGTTTCCCGTGTTTGTTCCAAAATTAACCGATTTAGAACTAATAAACGCACTCATTCCATTATCATTTTTAAAAAAACCTAAGTTGTAATAATCGCTATAGCTATTACTTAAAATAAATTTAAAAAACGTGCCATTTTCTGAACTTATATAATTAATTGTTATGCTAATTTGATTATTACTAATAACAATAGGTAAATCATAAGTAAAACATTTTTGATCATATTTATCATAATTTTTTCTGCATAAATAACTTAAAATACTATCATTTCGATCTTTATATGAGCTTTGTGTTGAAGTTGGAATATCGTTTTTAATTTCTTGATTCTTATCGCTTGATATAGCTAAAGAAAAATGTAAAAAATAGGTGCTAGGACTTTGACGTAAAGCACTCACACCTAAACCTACACAATAATTATTTTTATCAGTACCTAAAATTTCAAAATTAGAATAAATATCTTGTGTTGAACTCCAAATATTTAATGAAGGTGTGCTTGTGTTTGTTATCCCTTGATATAACGGGAAGCCACTTGACAAGTTTATTGTTTCTAAGTGAGATACACCGCCTAATTCTGCTAATTTTTCAGCAAGTGCGTAAACCAAATTATTAAATGATGTTGTTTTGTCGCTTGCATTGTATGATACTGTCACATTTGCGCTTTTTACATAAGCCATAGTTTTAAACTCCTACTCTATAATTTTAAATGTTGATAAAACACTGTCTAGATCTTCATCAATAGTAACCTTTGCCCCGCTCTGTTCTATTTGACGTGATTTTATACCGCTAGAGAACTCATACTCGGGGGCGTCTGCTGGTGGGGTTGGTATCGGTTGATAAGGGGGGGCGTACTGTATACCATAAATATTGCAAATTACACTATCTTCCTCTATTGTTTTTAAAACTGTATAAGTGCTCCCTTTTTTTAGGGTGCCTATTTCCCAGTAATGAGTAACATTATTTTGACAAATATTTAAATCTGCTTTGTAGTTTTGCATTGCTCTGGAAAATAACCACATCGGAATTAAACTATAGTCTATATCGTCCATTGCGTCATTACTGCATTCAAATAATAAAGCGTCATAATTATCATAACGTTCAGTTAAATATATAAAAGGTGCTTTATTAAAACCGCTGATCCCACTGTCTGTGTTTTGATAAAAATCTACATCTCCTAGTTGTTTTTTTGTTTTATCAAAATCTAGAATACTTTTTATTTTGTATTTTGGCCCATCCCCTATTGCTGCTTTTATAACTTCGTGAACAAAACCAGTACTAGCAATAGTTAAATTATTAGTGGTGTAAGGTTTTTCTATTGTGTTATAGGCAAAATTTGACTGTTCAACCTTATTTATTTTTAAATATTTTACATTGCCGTACCCGTCCGATACTGTCAAGCTAACATTCTCATAGCCTAAACTTTTTACGTAAGTTCTTAAGTCGTTGTTATTGAGATCTGTCTGCGCTTTTATTGCCGTTTCTGCGGTTGTTGCATTATTTGCTTTAGTTGCTAAATCTGCCCTTGTCGCACGGTTTGCACGTGTTGCATTATCTGCGGTTGTTGCATGATTTGCATTAGTCGCATTTGTAGCACTTTGAGCAATACCAGCACGGTTTGCATATGTGGCATTACTTGCTAAATCTGCGGTTGTTGCTCTGTTTGCACTTGTTGCAATTCCATTGAAAATTAAATTATTTTCGTTGTTTAATGTTAAGATTAACTTCCAATAATTAGGATCGGTCGGTTCCTTAATAACGCTTGATACACCATTATTAGCAATACAAATATAAAAATTAAAAACATCGTTATTTGTCTTAGTTGCAATAATGTTGCCTATTACATAATCAAGCGTATTCTTATAAAAATATAGCCCCCCACACTGATCCCAGAACATTTTGGCGCCTATTAATTTAAATAGACCGTTCATGTCTAATCTTTCGGGTGGAATACCGCCTGCATCAAGTGGGATCTGAGTTATCGGTGGGAATAAGCTATTTATCGTCACTTGCCCTTCTTCTGCACTTGCTTCTGAAAGTGGTAAATCGTTTACTTCGGCGTTATTGCCTAGTGGTATTGTTAAGTACTGCGGTTCGGTTGGTTGTACCATGTTTTTAAATCTCCCATGCTATTTGTTCAACTTCTGTAAGTGTTTCACATTTATATAATTTGTCTTTTAACGTCCAATATTTTAAATATAAATTTTGCACTGCATTAACCATAATTAAACTTAGTTCATTTAATTGTTCAAGATTAAAAACGTGTGTTTTTTCTGTCGCTGATCTAATATATGTTTTTTCTTGTTTTGCACTTAATAATACTAGCATGTTATTTTGCGCTGTTTCACCAAAATTAAACTCATCATTATCATAATTGCAAGTATCGTTATTACGTTTATATTCCATGATATTTTTTAATTCTTGATGTTTTGCTTTTATCGCTTTTTGTATAATCTCGTTTGTTTCTTTATAAGCTTTAATTTTAATGTTGTTATCAGTAACATATTTTAAAATTAAATCATTTCTCTTTGATGTTTCGTTTTTATCTAAGGTATAAGGTAATACCACGTTAAAATCGCTAAATTTTACATCACATGTAAAAATAGTTTTCTCTTTATTGTTGTATTGAGCATTCTCTAAACTTTCAACAATTAAAATATTTGTTGTTTCTGTTTCTGTTTCGTTATTCTGTAAATTATCCACTTTAGCCCCCTTTAAGCTATACGAATAAATAAACCTATGTTACATTTGCATATGTTGATGTTATGCCCGTATAGTACCATGACCCCGTAACTGTTTCCGTACTTACTATATAATTTACACTTGCGCCTGAGTTCTCTGCACGTAAAAATACATTGCTTAATTCTGCCCCACTATATACTGTGTTATAATTTAATGGCCCTATTTTTGCTAATAGTTTTATTTCTTGTTTTAATGCATTTTTATTAAAACTTAAGCCGTTGGAAGTTGCATCTATATAAAATATAGGTTGCCAAAAATTAGGACTTGATGACGGTGTATTATTTGAGTTATTTCCTTTAATTGATACATAAAAAGTACTATCAATTTGAATTATTGCGCCTAAACTGTAAATATAATCTTTGTTGTAGGTATAAGTGCCCCCGTGCTGATTAAACCACATATCCGCCCCTAAAAGCTTGAATAATGCGTTTATGTCAAGTCTTTTAGGTGCAATGCCACCAGCTTTAATAGGTAGGCTATTTATAGCACTAAAAAGTTTATTTATAGTAGCACGACCTTCTCGATCGGGGTTGGTGTCTGGTAATACGTTTACGTCCGCATTTTCACCGAGTGGACGTTTTAAAAAATTAGGTTGAGCCATATTTTTATATATCCTTAATTTGCAAAATTGCCATTGTCAAAAGTTTGTAGTTCCTGCCCGTCAAAACCGAAAGTGTCTGTGTCTACTTGATATATTTCAAGTTCCACCCCCACTGGTAACCAATCCATATTATAAAGGGCTTGTTTTTCGGCTATGCTCAATTTATCAAACATAACTAATCTTAAAATCATATTATCAACATGTATTATACTAATGTCACGATCCTTAAATAAAAATTTTAACATGTAGTTTAAACTTCCTAAGCTTCCATTACTAATATTTATTAAAGCTTTAAGCATTAGATAAGTATAATAAACATCGTCACTTAATAATACGTTACTAGTTGCATTTTGATTATAAAAAGGCGCGTTTGTGAAAGTATCTAAACGGGGCTCGGGTGCATCATTAAGCATTTTAAAACCTAAAAAAGGTTGAGTGTCTGAAACGTCTGCATAGCCCCTAGGCAATGCCAAAATACGCCCCCATACATCAAGCCCATAGCCCTTTGCCGTGTCAATATCAATCATATTTTTAAAAAGTGTATTAACATCATTTTCAATTTTTATTAAATTGTGAAAAGCTTTAATAACGTTTTTAATATTAGGACTTGCGCTATATTGTGACTGAATAGTCTTATCAATAAAAAAAGGTGTTTTGTTTCCTACTATATCCATAATTATTTACTCTCAATTACTGTAATATTGATATGGTTAGCACTTAAAACGGGTGCTCTATTTATAGGAATATGCAAGAAAGTGTTTTCGTCTACTGGATTAAATGAAAATGTCAATTTTGTAGTATTTTTAAAACCGTTTTTTAATAAAGATACTATAAAGCGACTTATATATAAATCGTCATTCATTACAACTCGGGGATCTTCATCAAGTCCGTAAAAATTATTTATTAAAATATCTTTTATTTGTTTTTCATAATCACTAGGTAGTTCTTGATCTTGTATAGTGATATTCATGTATACGCTGATATCAGTAGGACGCCAAAAACCTACAGTTTCAACGATTGACGTATAAGGATCTGTAATGCCTATGAAAGTGTTGCCAGTATACCCGCTTCCTGCGCTCATGGTGTTATAAATAGCGGTTGCTATTTGTTCATTATCTCCCCCTAGAACACTTGCAAAAACTGAATGGGGCTCGATTAGCTGATTATCAATGTAAATATTTTCGCTTGTTCTGTTTTGAGTTACAAAAACTGCAACCACGTTTTCTATCTGTTGTATTCGTGCGGTTATTGCTTGAACGTTTGATCGGCTATTTAGTGCCACGCTTTCGTATCTGCGTTTTTCGAATGCTGTTTGGCTCTCTTCCAATGTCCCGACTATAGCACTGTTTAAATTTGTGCAATTATCAAAACCTACAACAGTTGTAATAATTTTTGTCAAGGTGTTAGCACTTGCGGTTACTAGTCCACTTTTTAAACAATTAAATTTTAAATCAATATAACCTTCTGTTTGTATGGTGCCTTCTTGTTCGTTGCTCCATTGTGTGCCGTCCGTTGTAGATTGAATTATTGCATCTTTAGGGATAACAGTATTAACACGTCCAAAACATCTAACAACAGCATAGCTATTAATTGCCTTTTTACGTTCTAGAAAATAGATTTTTGCTAGTGCGTCCTGCCATATTCCTGTAGCTGTTAAGGGATTAAATTGATTTGCTAAATATGCGATCTCTGCGTCTTTTTGGACTATGCTAGCGGTTTGCGCGTCTATTATTTGCCCTGCTGGTGTTTCTGCGTCTGTGTTAAGTTCAATCTGTGTATTTGCTTTAAATGCGTTTTTCCATTCTGTAGCAACTTGTTCACGCACTTCTGTTACATCACTTACAGAAAACCCCGTATCTTTATTAAAAATTAACATCTATAACTTCCTTATTATCTAGCGTTAAACTTGCCTTGCCATTCAAAACTCTGTCATCATCAATATTTATAAAATCGATCTTACAATCTGCAACCCCGTCAATATTTAAAGCGGCCTCTCTTAATCTAGCTTTTAAAATGTTTAAATATGGGGACGCTTTTAATTCTATTAAAAAATGAGGAATCCCTTTTTCTTGATTATAATACGCATCATTTGTGAAAAGTCTAAAAGCATTACAAACGTTTTGTGCAATTCCATAAGAATTATTACACGTTGCAATTTCTCCCCCATCATTCAAAAAAATATCCCATTCACTATTTAATAATAAAGTATAATCTTTCATTTTTATTTTTCTCTATTAGGTTTATCTGTGGATCGTCCGTGAGTATGATTTTGAATACTTACATAACCGCTTGAATTATCACCGCTCTTAATATCTCCACTTGTAAAAATTGAACCGTTAAACGTTGCTACACTTGAACTTGAACCGCTAGACCCTTGCGTAATTGTTCCACTTATATTTACATTCCCGTTTAAATTTATAATAGGGCTTGTTATGTCTGTTTTTGTTTCTGCAACTATTTCACACTGTTTGCAAGTTATTTGAGCATTATTCTTACATTTTGCAATTAAATTATTACATTCTATATTAACATCTTGATTTGTTTTAATGTTTATTCCCTGCGGTGCTATGATGTTTATAATCTCGTTCTGTGTTACTTCTATATACACAGTAGGATCTTTCGTGTGTATGGTGCCAATCATAACTGCATCTGCTAAATTATAACGTCTATAACTTGCGGGCGGTTCGCTTGTTTTAGTATCTTTGTTTATGTTGCTTATATCTTGCTTAGCACATACAAAGACCCCTATGTCACCTACTACGGGATTAATAATAAATGCCCCTATGCCTGCTTGTACTCTGTAATGTGGTAATTCTATGTATTGTGGTGTTTCTTGTGCGTTGCCGTTCCCGTCTATGTCTGCAATTAATGGTATTGCCGTTACTGTTTTAGTCCCTTTTATAGTATCAGTATTACAAGATATTATTCTCGCTAAAAAACACGTATTTATATAATTATCTATTCTTGTTTTTATTTGACTATCCACAGAATTAAAAAATGTTTGATTTGCGTATGCATTCTGTATCGGTCGTTTATTATTGTTGTTTATCTGTTGCATAAATAGCACTCTTATAAAATCATATGTTTATTATATAAATTTGCCCGTGATACCGCTCATTTCTGGATAGTATGCGGTTATTTGTGATGTCCATTCCCCATTATTTGGCAAATTTGCACTCAAATGATGAGAGAGTTTTATAATTCGCCATTGCCCCGATACCTTTGGAATAATGCTCTTTAACTCTACAAGACCTGCGAATGTATAATTAGGATTAAAAATAGTCCTAAAATCGATCCCGTTCTGTGTCATTGTTGGATAGCCTAATAAACCACTATCTGCAGATATTAAAGGAATATACCCACTTTTACGCACTGCACCGCTATTTATTAAAATCGCTTTATCATCATCAAGTATTAACTCGGCTCCTATTTGTGCGCTTGCTTGCCGTGCTTGTTCTATAGGCGAACCAAAGAAAACTGCATTTTTTAAAGTTGCTTGTACATTTTGATTTTCAAAAGTAAAACCACATTTTTTTACTTGATTTGATATAAATATACTTGCATCTTGTACCCCGTTTATAACGTTTTCCCCTTGTGCGGTAACACTGCCATAAAAACCCACTCTCGCCTCGATCTTGAACTTTACATCGGGGGCGGTGTTAAAATCTGCATTTGCTCCAGTTATAGCCCCTTTAAAAATTAGGTTATAGCCGTGTACATTATCCCCAGCATATATATTTATATAATTCTGTTTTATAAATAATGGGTGCATGTTTAAAGTTGTTAAACGTTGCATTTTTTCAAGAGATAAATTATAAATTTCTACGCTTGCCTTTGAAAAATCGGGCGGTGGTAATTTATCAACAATAACATTCATGCCTAGGTCTTCGATCTCTATACTGTTAGAACCTTGCTTAAATTCCCCTTTTTCAAGCGTAATAATGATTTTTAATTTTCTTTGTAAGTAGTTATTCTGTGACATAATATAATTTAAACCGTTCATTAAATTGAGTATAGTCTAGGTCTTGTTCATAGCCTAATGGTGCGTAAGTATCTAATATGTAAAAATTACCATTAAAGGATCTTTGTTTAGTTCCTTGTAATATTTGACGTCCTACAATGATTATTTTATTTTCACAAATTAAATCATTGTCTAAATACAACGTAAAATAAAAATTATCTGCTAATTGTCTGATTTGAATCGTGCAATTTTGCTCATTTAGTACACATAAAAATTCTTGATTTGGCTCTTTAATTAAGCTTAATTCTTGAAAAGTTTTTATATTATCTTTGTTTACATCTGACATTTAAAAAAGTAACTCCTTTACACCTTGCAATAAACTTTTTTCTGTTGGTTGTTGTCTGCCCCGTCCAACTTTTTTATTAAGTCTTACGTTTGTATATGCGTTATTCACTTGTTTGACTTCTAAGAAAGATAATTCTGCATATATTTGATCGATCCCATCGTCCGTGTTTCTGTCAAAGGTCACTTTTTCAAGGTGCATATTTTTATATTCTTTCTCGGGTGTTATAACACTTAATAATTTGTTACTTTTTGCATAGTTCAAAAATGTATCTATGATTAGTTGGAGGTCGTATGGTTCCCCCCTTTTATTCAAAATGACATTTATTTCTTTAGGACTGTTTACGACTGAATAACTAACAAACGATCCATTTTCTATGGGTGCGAAGGTTGTTTTACTTTCAGCTTTAAAGCTTGCACCAACAAAACTGTAAAATTAAAGGCTCTTTGTCCTTTTTCGTCTAATATAGCCCACTCTTCAGCCTTAACCTTATTTACATTTAAATTTATTGCCATATATTGAACCGCCTTAATTTAGAACGCCAGTACTCATGCTAGTAAAAGACATTTGAGAATTAAATAAATTTTCACTTTGTCGTGTTGCCATGGTGCCATTATTAGTAATTATACTCATGTTTTGAGTTCTATTATCTGAATAACTTATGTTACTTGTTTTCTTTGTCATACTTGAATTATTAAATGTTTTTATTTGCTCCGTTGTTGGTGTCTTTGTTCCTTGTCCTTTTTCATTACTTGCAAATAATTTAATCGCCCACTCGGGAATAATTGACATAAATGTATCTTTTATCCAATCTTTAGAACTATTAAACACATTAACCATTTCATCCCATAAACTAGACCATAACTTTCCGATGTTATCAAAACTTGATTTAAACCAATCTTTTAAATCGTCCCATTTGGTTTTAATTTCGTTTATAGCGCTATCTATTCCACCGCCTAAAAATATAATTAAATCAGACCATGCATCACTTATCCCCTGCACAACTGTTTCGCATAAATTGCCGAGATCGTTCCATTTATTTTTAATTTCGTTTATAGCGCTATCTATTCCACCACCTAAAAATATAATTAAATCAGACCATGCATCACTTATCCCCTGCACAACTGTTTCGCATAAATTGCCGAGATCGTTCCATTTATTTTTTATCCAGTCTTTAGAACTATTGAAAACATTTACCATTTTATCCCATAAACTAGACCATAACTCTCCGATGTTATCAAAACTTGATTTAAACCATTCTTTTAAATCATTCCATTTATTTTTTATCTTGTTTATTGCCTTTGTGATATTCTCACCTAAAAATATCACTAAATCGCCCCATTTTTCGTGTATGCTACTTGCTAAACTTGTTACAACTCCAACAAGATCTTCCCATAGCATTTTAGCCCCTAGGACTACTTGATCCCACTTAGTATAAAGTAATGTTAAAGCGGTAATAATCAAAGTAATAGCAAGTCCAATCGGGTTTAAAAGCATTGCACTTGCTACAGTTCTAAAAGCTATCAATAAAGCATTAAAGACCCATGTCCCCACGCTAAACAACATTTTTAATACTGCAATAGTTAATAAAACACTGTTTTTTATCCATGTAAAAATTTTAATAATAGGAAAAATCAAAGTAATTAAACTTCTAATCAATGCAAAACTTGTTATAAAAATTAGTGCATATTTTGCAAGATTTTTTAATATGTTTTGTAGTTTTGTAGTATCACCAAATAAAAATTTGAATAAACTTTCTAATTTTGCTTTAACTTCTTCCTGCGTACCAAACATGCGCCAAAAACCAGAAAGTGCACTTTCGCCATTTTTCAGCCATACGACAAAATCATCAATTAAAACAACAATAGCCCCCAGAATAACCAAAAATGCGCCTAAAGGTGATTTTAAAAACGCTATAGCCGTTTTAGCCCACTGCGCCCCTAGTTTTATCAATATAGGCAATAATACAATACTTAAAACACTTGCTAAGATTGTCACAAAACGAATTATATTATTTGAATTTCTATCTATCCAATCACTGAACCCGTCCAAAATTTCAAGGAATTTTTTTATAACTGGACTAACAAATCGCATGACTTTAGTGGCAAAATCTGCCATAGTCA